CAAGAACGTGTTCCGCCAGATCAAGTGACGTTTGTCGCCCCTTTTGGCGCAACAGCGCCAACAAGTCTTCATCGTGAACTTCGAACGTGGCGCCAAGATAGTGCAGCGTCATTCCCTTGACTTTTCCGTCAACCAATTGAACCTGAACAGAAACAGAAGAAGACAAAACAGTGGACTCAATCGAGTAAATCTCGGTCGTGTTCGTAACAACGCGCTCAACAATCTTTGGTCTNTCTTCCACAAACCTAATTTCGTAATGCCGTTCGCGATGCGTATAAACGCTAACTGACATCATTCGCCAATCATGCTCTGGTCTGGCGAAGGATTCCTTCAGTTTAGCGACTATCGCTGGTACGGAAAGTGATGGATCGGCTCTAAGGGATGATTCCGCCGCAAGTCGCGACTTTCGCTCATAGTCCATTAGCTCGACATCGGCGTTCCGCCGAATCCTCTATTGTTTCCGTTCTGGCCGTCGCCGCCTTTCTCAAATTCAACCCTTTTGGCAACCACCTTAAATGTTCCGTCAACGTGCCATTCGACGGCATCTTTTTTCTGCAGAAGGTAGGTGTTGCCAATCTGCATTTTATATTCGTCCTCCTTGTTGTGCGGCTGTTTGAATTGGTCTGAGAAGCCGCCCGGAAGAATCCACGACGCCTCGCCAATTTCTCCGCCCGGCGAGAAGATCATCACTTGCTCGCCCTGCTTTGGAGGCATCCATGTGCGAATAGAGCCAGCACGCTCAGTCCAAGGAATTTCTATGGAGCCGACATCTTGACCGTTTTCATCAAGGGCATAATCAACTTCAACGCGGCCATTCTCAGGATTGACCTTCTTTACACGTGCGGGCCGCATAATGTTGTTAAGGCGCCGTTCGGCGTCCGTTACGCGGCGAACAAGCTCAGAAAAAAGATCTGGCAGAAGGCGGCTCGTCATAGATCAACCCAATCTTCGTCTTGTTCGCGTCCAGCAACTTCCTGCGGAACGTTGGGATGGAAGCCAAATAGATGTTCGTGCTTCTTTTCGTCTTCGAAATGGCGACTGCGACCAATCGTTACTTCTTGTGAGAATGTAACCATTGTGATCGCTACGCCAAGCTTGTCTATTGCCTCGGAATAAAGCGGTTCAATTTCACGAACGATTGCCGCTGCGCAATAGTCCAAGTTCCACGTATTAAACTGGATAGCGTCAGCAACCTCTTCGGCAAGATTTATGGCTGGTTCAAAACCCTGCTTCACCATGGGGTCTTTTGTGATAACTGGAACCACCATAGTCACAGGACCAATTAACTGCCCAACGTTGTTGAAGCGTATTTTGCGCATATGCAGAAACACAACAACAGCAGCGGGCAAAAGAATTGTGTGACGACGCACAATTTCATCTGGCTTAAACGGCCCGGCATGAGGCATCACTTCGCGAAGGGCCGGAACTTCCTTTTTTAGTCTTTCGCACACAGTGCGTCGATAATGAGCGAGGCGCCGTTTTACTTGCTCCATTTTTCCAGCCATTGGTCAACGTGCCCCTCTACAACCTTTTCTAGTTCCCTGATGTTATCATCAGACCAGCCCATAAATTCGCGCTGCGGAATCGAAACTTGGTGCACGCTCCACCAGCGGCCACTGGAATAAAACTTCATCAAATTGTCGGATCGAATCGTTGCCCCATAATTGTGAATGGAAGCGTATGGCCAATCCGTTCCAATGGTTGCCGACTCGTCGTCCACTTCGTAGTAGATAGAATTGTAAAGTCCGCCAGACCGTATCATTAGCTCGGTGCCGTCCAGATTGTCCGGCCACCGCTTACCACTTGGGCTTGTCTTTTCTTCACGAAGGCGGCGCCTGATCATTTCAACGCCAGCCTTACCAACCGCCTCCATCAGCGATGTTCTATCAAAGCCCTGACTTAATTCAAAAAGGGCGCGCTGCGTTTCTTCAAGGCCCTCAACTTCAATTTCTATTTTCATTAGCCTCTAATGGACGGAAGAATTTTTGCGCCCGGCCCTAGTGTGTTTGGCGTGTCAGTGTTGGCCCCGCCGCCGCTGCTGCCGCCGTCTCCGGGATCAGTCGGAACGAAACCGGGAAGATCAACCCTACCAGCGGCAACGTCCTTCAAGTATTTGATGTGATCATCATAGCGAAGTCGCATCTCATCAGTGCGCGGACCAACGTCTAGCGCCAAACGATAGACGGCAATGTCTACGCACATCTGGCGAATATAAGGAGGAACCGGATTTAGCGGAACCGAGTAGCGGGAGCCAATATAAGCATTGATTTCATCGGTTGCCGTAATCAATGCCGACTCAATAGCGTCTTGATCTTGCATGCCGCTTGTGTCGCGGTCAGCAACTGCGTCCAAAAGGTAGCGGCCATAAATTCTTTCAATGTCAATGGCGGTTGCGTATGTCGTCATGGAGCATTACTCAGCGGATACAAGCGTGGCTTCTGCGTCAACCTGAGCAAGAGCGGATAGGGCGGAGGAATTGTTTCTGGTTGCGTACGGAAGAACGCTGATAATTGCTGACGCGGGAAGTTCCGCGTCGGCTGCGACATTGCGCAAGCGCATTGCGTCCGCGACGGTTGTAGCGAGCGAGCCGAAAGAGGAAGACCTTTCCGCAACTCTAGCGGCAACAGCCTCCAACGACGCAAACGCCAGCGTGATAAAGATCGCATCCCAACTCTTGTTTTTTGAGCTTTTGCGACGTTCACGGCGCTTTCTTTGAGCCGTGAGAAAGGCCCAAACCGCTAGACGCGACAAACGCCGGAAAGGAGCTTTGGCCATCTTTCAGCAAAGAACCTCTCTCAAATTTTCGACGCGGAAATTATCGAGTCGAAGGTGTCGCAACAAATCCCGCGCCTCGCGAAAACCAAGGAACCTGTAAGCGTCATCGGGGTCGGCGGACGTTTGCGGCCTGACACCCAACGTACCATCCTCTAGGCGACAAACTTCCATGCGCCCCGTAAAAAATACAACGCCAAATGGGCTATCCTTGGCGTTGGTAACTGCTACGAGCATTTACATGCAGTGTTCTTTGTAAAGTTCGATCAAGCGAGCACGGGCCGTATTCTTCGCGACCTCGATATTCTTTTCTTTTAGCGCCGCCTTAATATCATCATTGGACAGATCATCAAAGTTGATCTCGGGGGCTTTGTTCTCATCCCCACTATCGGCTTCTTTGTTCTCTGTCTCTTGATTTTCGGAAACCTTGTTCTCAACCTTGTCCGGCTCTTTATTTTCAATCTCCGGAGATTCGGATTCTGCGGTGTGAAGTTTTGCCTTGCTTTCCGCGTAATCGCGAGCCTTTTCCGGAGACATTCCACTCGCTAGAGCCTCATAATACAAACGGCGAATGGAATTAACCTCCAAACGCGCCTTGAAGTTTTCCTGACGGAGACGAGCAGCGGCTTGACGCTGTTTCCATCCTCGATAGCGCTTAAGAACTTCAGGATCGGTAATCATGAACTTTCCGGGGTCAATTCGAAAAGAGGCGGGCGCTATGGCCCGCCTCAAGATTGATCTTATTAGGAGGAGGCAACCAGCTTGTGACGGAAGCGAACAATCTTAATGTTCTTCGCCTCGTACACGCGCTCCCAATTGTTTTTGTCCGCGAGTTCCGCATCGGAAGGCGTAGCCTTAGCAGGCGTACCAACCCACTTAATGCCACGCGGGTGCATGACAAAGAACCTGCGGTGCACAACATAATCCTGACCGCCATTGATCAGCGGATCGCGACCAAACTCAACGGGATTCTTCGGCGCAGCCTGAGCGAAGCCAATGCAGCCATTGCCGAAAATGTAGGTGTCATACACACCATTGTCCTTCGGCATGCTGTCGTCCACAATCAGCAGGTGGCCCATGTAAGTCGGAATGACCTTCTTTGACTCGCTATCGGGAATGAAGTCGATAAGGTCCAACTTCTTCATGAGCGAGTAGGTGTCGCCGTGGACGGCAACAGCCGCAAGGTCGTCCTGACGGTCGCCAAGCTTAGCGCACGCATCAAGGAACGATTCCGCATCGAACACGGAGGCGGCGCCAGNAAGCTCGGAAATGTCAAGAACGTTGCTTGACATAGACGGACTAGACATAGCGCCCTGAAGAACCTTCAGGAGAATTTTTTCCTCAGTGCGCGACCAATACTGAGCGAACAACTCGACAATAGCGCCGATGGGATCAGCGCCGGACAGGTCTGCCGAAAGGTCGGTGGCGCCGAACACTTGCGCGCGATACAGCTTCGCGGCAATGTCCGAACCCGTCGAAATGCTCTTGATTTCAAGGTCGTCAGTGTCGTCAACAAGCTGGTCGTCGCCGCTCAAGTCTTTGAAGAACGGCATGTTGACCGTGGTGCCGCCCATCTTGTCACCGAGCAGTTCGCTCATGTCGGTGATCATCGCGGAATTGCGCAGGCGGCTGAGTTCTGCGGTGCGCTCAATGATATAATCATTGAAGCGCTCCGGGATAATCATATCTGCAAGCTTAGTAGGATCGTTAGCCATTATGACTTCCTAAAATTCCTGAAAACATTTTCGGAATCCCCAAATTAATTGACGCCAGCTTGCTGTTTTAGACGCGCGGCCAACGCCGGATTCGTCCGTTCCAGAATCATTTGCTGTGTCAAATTGCGGGTTTTGGGGTTCCAAGGATTAGACGCGACTCCAAGTGTGCCCGGAGAACTGACGTTGCTATTTCGGGCGCCGGAGCCAGAAACCGGTGCGGCCTCAAATAGTGGTTGAAATTCCGGATCGGCTTTCAACTCTTCTACGAGTCCGCGAATGTCCATTTCCTTTCCGTCGCGGGTAAGACGCGGCTCACCGTCTTCATCAATCACAACGGCACGATAGGTGCCGTTTTCTTCGATCATGTCCACTTTCTGTAGGACATAAGGTAGAAGCGGCTTCACCTTACCCTTCGCTTCGGCAATAGCTGTTTTTGCTGCTGACTCCACAATGTGCTTGCGAAGCGTCGCTTTCATTTGCGCAATCAATTCATCCTTGGCTGCAAGTTCCTGGGCGTGCTGCTTCAGCAAGTCCTGACGAAGACGTTCGAATTTCTCCTTGGCGTCGCCCTTTTCATCTATAAGCTTTTTCATTTGCTCTAGCTCTTCAGCATGAGCCTGCTTCAAAGCTTCGATTTGAGCTTTTACCGCGTCAGGAGATTCGCCAAGCTCAGCCCACTGCTTTGCTTCGCGAGCAGCGTCCTTTGAGCGTTTGCGCTCTTTTTCGAGACTTTCTACGAGTTTCGTGATCTTTGCGTGGAGTTCAGAATCAAGGAAGTAATCGCCTTCCTCGCCTTGTCTTTCGTAAAAAGGCCGATACTTCTCGGGTACGTCTTCAATATTGCTAACGCTGAAAGGAAATTCAAAAGGCATGATTGTTTTCCTCTTGCGAACTTCGCGTTCGCGCTCCGTGCCTGCCATCGCGGCCCAGCACACTTTGGTTGAAAGAAAGAGGCCCGCCTGCCATCGCGGCCCAGCAGGGAATTTGGGAAAAGAAAAGCCAGCAAACGTTGGCTTATTCGGGAAAAACTTTAGCTAATAGCTAGCGAAACTTTTAATCTTCGATGGGACTTTCCTCACCGCCCTCATCTTCTGCTGGCGCAGCCTCCGCCTCGGCATAGAGAGTTGCCGCGCCAAAGGGAAGGGCAGCACTGAGAAAGGTTTGCTTGAGTCGCTCGACGGCATAAGCGCCGCCAGCCTTAATCATATCAAACAAATCTTCTACGGTTTCGGATGTGCGGTCTGCGTGGTACTCAAGCCAAGCCCTAAAGCGGCGTGAATACTTAAAGCTGTCAAGAGACCTACGCCGGACATGCCGAATCCGCGGTGTCCGTACAATCAGTGCCATTATTTCATTCTCGTTTGTCAAATAACGCCATGCGTGTTTTTGTAATAACGACTTGACCAGCGGCCAAGGCGCGCACTATAGATGCGACGCCGATAT